ATTAATATTTTATTAATATGCTTTTCTTACTGAAAATTCCGGTAAAAAATTTATTATATAATCATCAATTTCAATAGTTTCATAGCCGAATCTATTTTTGTAATATTCAAAAGTTTTACATAAAAAATCGTGAGTGATATTTTCACATTCTAAAACTTCCCACTCCTCATACTCCCAAAGCTTGTATTGTGCAAGTTTATGAAGCGGTACAACTTCTCTATAACTCCAAGCATCCGCAAAAAATTCTTGTAAATCCTTACATTGATGTTCAAGTAGGTTATTTCCCTCAAGTGTAAAGTGATGCCCTAGTTCATGACCTAATACTTGATTATATTTTTCTTCTTGTATAATTGTATTAATTAAAACTGTATTATCAGAGTATAAACCCTCTATTTTAGAATTTTCCATATATTTTTCTATTATTTCAATATCATTATTAACTGCAATATCTAAAAGCCTTTCCGATTTTTTCATATGTCATCCTCAAAATATGTAAAAATAAATTAAGTCCGTTATTTTCAAAAATACCGGGCTTAATTTATTCTTAGTACGGTTTTAAAAACATCATTTCAACACTATTTCTCTTTATTTTTATTTTTTTGTTTTACATAATTAATAAAATTTTGAATTTCATTTAGATCATCTTCTGAAAATTCGTCTCCTTCAAAGTGTGCAGCAATTCGATTAATGCCGGAGAAGTCTAAATCTTCAACAGACTTTAATTCTTTTGAATTTTCTTCCCATCCCATAAGATATTCAGGAGTTGTTTTTAAAACTTTTGCAAATTCAGATACTTTTGAAATACTTAAATCAACTTTTCCGTTTTCAATTTTTGCTATTGAAGACCTATCTTTATATCCTGTTTTAGAAGCAAGTTCATCTTGGGACATTCCTAACAGAAGTCTTCTTTGTTTTATTTTTAAGTATATATCCATAAAAAAACCACCTTTTTTAATATTATACTATTAATGTTAAAAAAAATCAACATTTTTATAAAAAAATGTTGACAATATTTCACGCAAGTGATATACTTTACATAAAGTGATTTTAATTCACGTTGAAAAGAGGTGATGAAGAATGATAGATTTAGAAAAATTAAGGAATTTAATAGATGATAGTGGGCTAAAAATGAATTTCATAGCTAGTGAGCTGAATTTATCAAGAGAAAGCTTATACCATAAACTTGAGGGAAAAACGGAATTCAAAGTTTCAGAAGTACAAAAGCTAACAAGAGTATTAAATATGAGTAATGATATGAGGAATATCATTTTTTTTAAAAATCAATAGTGAATTAAATTCACTAGAAAGGAGAAAGAGATGGAAGAAAATAAAAAAATGAAAGAGTATGAATTTGTTGAAGCAAATAAGTGGGCTATAAATTTTTTTAAATATTTAGAAAAAATTAACGATGAATTTCCAGAAGAAATATTAACACCCTATGGTAGAGGAATTGTAGAGGGTATAAATTTGCTTTTTAAAGAACAAGAAAATGAAAAAGAGGAACAATAAGTTCCCCTAAAAAGATTAATAAAAAGCTTTTTGAAAATTTTCACTGTTTTTTTGGCTGATTTCAGAAAGTTTAATATCAAACTGATTAGAAATTTTTTTATAAATTTCAAAATACTTATCTACAAATTCAGTTTCATTAATTCCTTGAGCAAGATTATTTTGCTGAATGTAGATATTTGTTAGATTAATTAAATCAATATCACTTAGTTTCATAATAACACCCCCTTTCTAACTAGATTATAACACAAAGGGGGATAGAAACAAAAGGAGAAATACTATGGAAATTTTTTTAGAAGGAAATATTATAGAAAGTGGATTAGAGGATTTAGCAGAAATGCTTATAGAGAAATATGAGAAAGAAGTCTTAAAAGAAAATGGAGAGTCAAGTTATGAGTAGTGCAGAAGAGTTGAGAGAAGAATTAAAAGAGTTTCAAAAAACTTTTGATAAACTCACAAAGGAGTTCAACGATATATTTTATAAATTTATAGACTTCTCATATAAAGCAAAAGTACAAATGACTATAATACAAAAGAAACTTAATAGATTAGAAGAACTTGAAAGGAAGAGAAAATGAACAAAAAGAAAAGTGAGTGGGATAGATACATAGATGATAAGTCTCTATTAAGAGACAATGGAATTTTGAACTTTGGGTTCAATGGTTATACAGGAAAAATTTTTAGAGATAGTGATACACATTGTCTTTTTGTAACAATATTTTTAAAAGAAACAACAAAATTGTCAGAAGAAATTTTAAATGAATTAAAAGAAATAGTTTATCATAAAAGACTAAAATTTGTTCAAGAAAATTTTGGGGAAGTTGGATCTATAGAATTTAACTCAGCAAGTTTGGAAGATTATATACCAGCTTATGAACAATTAGGACTAAACAGAAATAAAACATATAAAGATTTAAAGTTTATTAAAAATGAAACTCAAAAGATAATAAAATTTCTAATAGAAAGAGAGATAAGGTAATGGATACAAAAAAAGATTTAAAAGAACTTGGATGGAAATTATACAAAAACAATATAAATGAGTTGATTTTTGAAAAGCACAATAAAGAAACCTTATTAATTTTTAAAAAAGACGGAAAGAGTGTCTCTTTTAAAAATGTACATTCTTTAGATAAATAAGAACTCGACGCAATAATAAAAATTTTGAATGATTTATTGTTGAGAGAATATTTTAAAAGAAATGATAACGAGTAAAGGAGGATAGTATGAACACACAAAAAAAGGCTCTTTGCTATAATGACATTTCTAATTCTTTTAGAGTAGGGATAGATTATAACAAAACACAAAAATCAACAGTTTTAGCGTTTTCAGAATTAAAAGAAAAAAACACATCTGACTGTAGAACTAAAGAAATTAAAAAAGATACAGAAAACAATATTTTCTTTAAAGGATGTATAGCAGGGATGTTGACAGCATTTGCATTAATGCTTTTTGCAATGAATTTTATAAAAGAACTTATGTATTAAAAATATTGAAGAGGAAGAGGGACTGAAGAAGGACTTATGAATAATGTAAATTTAATAGGAAGATTAATAAATGCAGTAGATTTTAGATATAGTCAAGCACAAAATCCTTATTGCTTTTTCACAATTGCAGTAGATAGAGGTTTATCAAAAGAGAAAAAAGAAGAGCTTCAAGCAATGAATAAGCAAACAGCTGACTTTATAAGAATAGTCGTTTATGGAGTAATGGCAGAGAATTGTAAAAAGTATTTGAAAAAAGGAAGAAATGTAGCAATTCAAGGAAGTATTCACACAGGAAGCTATGTTGGAGATGACGGTCAAAGAAAATATACATTTGATATTACTGCAGAAAAAGTACAATTTATAGATTGGGGAGATAAAGAAAAGGAAACTGATTCATTTGATGATTGGGACGTAGGCATTTCTGAAGCACGAGATGAAGAAATACCATTTTAAAAAATTAAAAACAACGGAAATAGAACGATGAAAAAAGATAAAGAAACTTTAGTAGATGAAATAGAAGAATTAAAAGAAGCATTTAGACAAATTAAGATAAGTTTAATAAAAGAATTTAAAGATATACTTATAAAAATATTTCTTGATTACGAAAAGTATTTAAAACATATTTATTTAGTTTTACAAATAATATTTTTATTATTTATGACTTGTCTTTTAATAAAATAAAAAAGGAGTAAAAAATGAAAGAATTAAAATTCAGAATTTGGGACAAAGAAAGAGAAACATTTTTAAATAATGTATTTATTGGTTCAGATGGAACATTGTATCAATTTTCAAAAGATACAATTTTTGGAACAGCAATAACTTACTTAGATTCTGAAAATAAAAAGATATTGCAATATACAGGGTTACACGATAAGAATGGAAAAGAAATCTTTGAAGGAGATATTATAAAAATCAAAGATGAAACATACAGAATAACTTGGAACGGATGCTTTTCAAGTTTTGACATGACTAATATAGATAAAGCAAAACAATATAAAGATTTATATATATTAAATAGAGATTATCAAAAATCAGAAATAGTTGGAAATATTTATCAAAATAGAAAGTTATTAGAAAACAAATAAATCAAGAAAGGAAAAATAGAATGAATGTAAATATTGCAAAAAGATTAATGATGTTAGAAAGTCCGATTTTTTATAAGAATATAGAGTATGAAAAAATTTATTCTTTAAAATTTATAAAAACGGATAAAGGGGTTGTATCGTGTGCTGAACTGCTAGACAAAAATAAAAATTCATTAGTAACAGTATTTTTAAAAGATATTGAGACGGAAATTAATTTAAGAAATGAAGATATAAATACTGAAGAAGAGCATTTTCAAGAATTGATGAAAGAACTTAGAAGGAGTGCAATACCTGCAGTAAATTGTTTAGGATTCGGAGACTATAAACAAGCATTAGGTTTTATAAGAACAATATTGAGAGTTTTACCAGACTTGGAAGAAATTGCAGAACAAAGGGCATTGGAAAAATTAGAAAAAGAAGTTTTAACAGAGGGATTAAAAAAAGAAGAGTAAAGAAAAAAGTGCTTTTATTAAAAAAGCACTTTGTGGTATAAGTTGTTTTTATCTTATCAACCTGAAAAATAACTAAGATAAAAAGTAACACATATTATTACTAATATTATACCACACATCACGAAAAATAACAAGTCAATAACAAAGGGGGAAACCCCTTTGCCGAGCTTGTAATGGATATTATCTTTTCGACCATTCAAAAAATAAAAAGAAAAAAGGAAAAATGGTGTGGTATGATGAGAAGTTTTATAAGAGAAAAGAAAATTTACTGTGGGGATAGATATATGGAAGTTGATATTTATCCTTATACAGAATTTAGAAAGCAAAGAGGAAAAAGGTCAAAGAAAACTAAAGAAAGTATTCAAGTTCAGAAAAATCTTAATGATAAAAATGCAAAAAGAAAATTTGTTCAACTTGCTGAAACAAATTTCAGTGAGGGAGACTATGTTTTACATTTAACTTATAACGATGAGAACTTCCCTAAAAGCATTGAAGAAATGGAGAAAAATATTGCTAATTATTTAAGAAGACTTAAGAGAAAAAGACGTGCAGAGGGACTTGAAGATTTAAAATACATACTTGTTACATCATACACAACGAAAGAAGATGAAGAGGAAGGAGTGGAAAGTGTAAGACCACATCATCATCTACTCATAAATGGGGGGATAGATAGAGACGTGGTTGAAGATTTATGGAGAAAAAGAAAAAGGAAAGGAGAGAAAAAAGGAAAAATAATTGGAAGAGCTAATTGCAGGAGATTACAGTATGATGAAAAAACAGGAGTTACAGCAATTAGTCAATACTTAGCTAGAAATTTGACAAAGAAAAGGAAGTGGACTTGTAGTCAAAATTTAGAAAGACCATACAGTAGAACAAATGATAGCAAATATTCAAGAAGAAAAATTGAAAAAATATGTAAGAACTACTTTGAAAAAGAATATTGGGAAAAGCAATATGAAGGTTGGACTATAAAAGATATGACTAACGGATATGAGGTAGTGTACAATGAGTTCACAGGTTGGAGTATATATTTAAAATTAAGGAGAAAAGAATGAGAGACATTTCAAAATTAAGTGCAAAGAGACAAAGGAAAATAATCTTAAAATTAGGAGAAGAATTGTCAAAAGGTTTAAGACACGGCATAAATAAAACATTAGAACAAGTTGAAGAAAAAATTAATTATGAAGAGTTTTACAATTATATCAAACACTTAGTCAAGAACGGAAATGTAGATAATGAAACGATAAGAAGAAAAATAGAAGAACTTGAAAGGAGAAAATAGATGAAAAAGTGTAAGGTTCTTAAAAATATTAATGAAAAGGATAGTTGGATAGAAGCAAAGTTTTATGGAGTGTTTCAATATTCAACAATTATAAAAGAAAGTATGATGGTAGGAGGAGAGTTAGGAGGAGTGATAGCATATCCAGTAGCAATAGTTGAAGATGAAAACGGATTACAACAAGTTGAACTGTACAGGGTTAAGGAGATAGAAAATGAAAAATGTTTTAAAATATCCAGGAAGCAAAACAAGAATAGCTAACTGGATAACACAATTTATTCCAGAACATGACGTTTATTTGGAGCCGTTCTTTGGTGGTGGTGCTGTTTTCTTCAATAAAAAACCCGCAAGAATAGAAACAATAAATGATTCGTCAGAAGAAGTTTATAACTATTTTAAAATTTTAAGAGAAAAACCGGATGAGTTGGTTCATCTGATTAGTTTAACTCCGTATGGACGTAAAGAATATGATAGTTCTTTTGAAACTTCGGCAGATGAAGTAGAAAGAGCAAGAAGATTTGCAGTTAGATGTTGTCAAGGCTTTGGCTGTAGTAATAAATATAAAAATGGGTTTAGGAGTTCAATAGGGAAGATGTCGCCAAGAACAACGACATTTTGGAATAATTTTCCTGAAACACTAGAACTTGCCTCTAAAAGACTGTTACAAGCACAAATAGAAAATCAAGATGCTTTAAAGTTAATTGAAAGATATAACAAAGAAGAGGTATTCATATATGCTGACCCACCATATCCACTTAATGTAAGAAAAAAATATTTATATGAAAATGAAATGACAAATGATGAACATATAAAATTACTAAAACTTTTATTGAAACACAAAGGAAAAGTAATGATAAGTAGCTATGAGAATGATTTGTATAACAATTTTTTAAAGTATTGGAAAAAAGAATACAAAAATACAACAGCTGAAAACTCTATAAAAAGAACAGAAGTAATTTATATGAATTATGATTTAAAAAAACAAATGGAGGTGTAAGAGTTATGGCAGTAGATGGATCTATGTTAAATAAATACGTTGGGAAGAAAATAAAAATCTTTTTTACAAATGATGAAAGTGCTTTAAAAGGCACACTCACAAAAGATGGTAAAAAATTCATTTTGAAAAATCCACAAGAAAACACTAAATTAACTATTTCAAAAATCGCAGCGATAAAAGAAGAGGTGCAAGAATAATGAAAATTAAAGTAGAATTTGATATTGATATAGACTTAAACAAAATGTTAAAAAGATACGGAAAACAAGAGGTTGTAAGATTTTATAACACCAATCCAAAAAATCATTTTGAAGAAATTGAAAGACTTTTAAAAGACAACGTTGAACGTCATTGTACTAGTATAGATATAAAAAAATTAGAAATTTTAAAAGGTTATTTCAAAAATGGTAAATATATTTTTGATGAAGCAGTTTTTACAGATATTTTATAATAACAAAAATAAAAAACGAGAAAAGGTAGGTAAAGTATGGACGAAGAAAAAAATATAATGAAATATGTAATTTTATTTTTTGATAATAGTATGAATGTATCAGTTCATGTTTATATGAGTTTAGAAACTTTGAATAAAATAAAAAAAGGGGAGTATAAGTATCCGTTTATTCAATATACAGACGACAAACATACTTTCTTGGGAAAGTTAGATAAAATTTTTACTATAAAAATTTTAGATGAGTATACAAAAACTTTTAATGAACTTGAAAATAAAATGTATAGATGTATGCAATTAAAAAAAGCGTATCAGTTTTACATTTTAGTTGATGAACAAAATGGATTTTAGGAGATGATAGAAAATGAAAGATAAAAAACTTGAAAGTTACTTAGGAGAATATGTAGAAGTTACTTTATTTGATGATTTTGTTTATCGTGGAATATTAAATAAAACAGATGACAACTTAGAAAAATATTATAAAAACGGATATTACTTTTTGAGTGGTGATGTTGATAATCTGATTTTTAGAAGCTCTCACGTTAAGAAAATTAAAAAATTTTAAAAGGAGTAAAAAATGAAAGATGTAAAAAAAAGTTTTCAAAGTCTGAAGAACAATGCTCAAGGGCATTTCTTTGAACAGCAAATTGAAAGAGCCTGTAATCATTACAGGGAAACAGGAATTGCAAACATTCATAAAACACCTGAACCTTTCCGAGTAATAAAAAAATTACCTGCAGGAAGATTTCAAGGACAATTTTTGAAAAAAGCTGAACCGGATTTCAAAGGTGTATTGAACGGAGGACAAATGATAGTCTTTGAATGCAAGTTTACAAGTAAAGAAAGAATATCAAAGAATGTTTTATCTGAAAATCAAGAAAATGAATTACAAAAAAATCAGAAGCTCGGAGCAATTGCTGCAATTTGCATTTGCTTTGCAGAGGGAATGATTGAAAGATACTTTTTTATTCCGTATCAAGTATGGAACAATATAGATAAAATAATAGGTAAAAAAACAATAGGAATAAAGGATATAAAACAGTTTGAAGTTAAATTCAGTGGATCTAAAGGAATTTTATTTTTAGAAAACTTAATAAACATACCAAATCTACTTATCAAAGAATAAAGGGGAAAGTTATGGATAGATATCAAAAGAATGTAAAAGAATATAGCAAAAAAAGAAAAACAGTAATTTATATTATAGGAAAAATTACAGGAGATTATAATTATAGACAAAAATTCAAAAATGCTGAAATGTATTTAAGAGAACTAGGATTTAGAGTTTTTAATCCAGCACAATTTCCAGTAGGTATGGAATATAGTTCATATTTAAAAATATGTAAATCAATTATTGAAGAGGTTGACTATATTTATGTATTAAAAGATTTTAAAGATAGTGAAGGAGCAAAGATAGAAATAAAACATGCGGAAAGAATAAACAAAAGAATTATCTATCAAGATGCAGAGGATAGAGAATTTATTGAAAGTATAGTTAGAATTTAGGAGGATAAGAAATGAAAACTAATAGGGCTATTGAAAAAATGCAGAAGGTATTGTCAATAATAGCAATAATAAGTTATTTAGTATTTAATATAGTTTTTGTAGTTAAGGCAATAAGGTTTAATATAATTATTGGGCTATTACTTATGTTTATACTTGCAATTGTAGATTTATCAATGTTAGAAGCTATAAAAAGAGAAATCAATAAAGATGGAGAGGAGTAAGATATGAATAAAGATCCATTTATAGCATCGTTTGAAAAAGAGTTAATTTCATATCCTAAATGCGAAAGAGCTCTACAACATATGAATGAACGTCTTGAATTTATAGAAAGTCAATTGACAAGTATAGGAAGTCCAAATTCTACATCATATCATTCAGAAAATAGTGATTATAATTCTGTAGAAAATAAAATTATAAAATTATTGACTGAACAGAGAAAAATAAGCAAGCAGATAAAGAAAGTTGAATTTGAGTATATAGAAGTCAGGAAAGCTTTAAAAGTATTAGATGAAGAGTTATTAAACATTATAGATTTAAGATATTTTAAAAATTGGAACCCGGAAAAGATAGCAACGAATCAGTATATTGATAGGAGTACGGTATATAGAAAAATAGATAGAGCATTATTCTTAATGATTACAGAACTGTATGGGAATATTGAATAAATATGCGACAAACTTGCGACAAAATATTATAAATTAAGTGTTATAATAGTATTGTAAAGGTATATATCAGAGATGTGTTCATGAGAACCTCCTTTCATATATTTATAGCAAGAAGAGAGTAATGTTTAGTTATTCTCTTTTTGTTTTATAAAAGTTAAATATATTTTATACCTACCCCCATAAGAGTTATAGAAAGGTGGAAGTTAAAGTATGAAAATTATCCGACCTGATAAAACACCAGGACACCGTGCAGCTTATGAAAAGAATAGGAAGAAGATACTAGCAACACAGAATGTGTGTGGGATTTGTGGCAAGGAAATTGATATGACTTTAAAGACTCCAAACCCATTAGCACCTTGTGTGGATCATATAATTCCAGTTGCTAAAGGTGGTCATCCGAGCGACATAAAAAACTTACAGCTAGCACACTGGCAATGTAATAGACAAAAAAGTGATAAACTATTTTTGAATATAGAGAAGAAAAAAACAATAGAAATTGGAAACAGAAATTTACCACAGTCAAATGACTGGATAAACTATAAAGAAAAGTGAAGACAACAGGGGCATACCACCCCCTCACTCGGTCGCTTGTTATTCATACTGTCGACTGTACAAATTTTCTCACGTGAAAAAAGGAGATTTTAATGGAAAATTATAGAGGAATAAATTATCTAAGAGATAAGTTAAATCAACTGAAGCAAAGAGTTTCGTTAAGGTATGATTATTACACTATGAAACATAAAATTTCACAAAAAGGCATAACAATTCCGCCCGAAATTAGACAAAAATATGAATCAACTTTGGGTTGGTGTAGCAAAGCTGTTGATAATTTAGCAGATAGATTAAGTTTTAAAGAATTTGGGGATGACTATTTTGGAATTAATGAAATTTTCAAAATGAATAATCCAGATGTGTTCTTTGATAGTGCGATTTTAAGTGCATTAATTTCTTCTTGTTGTTTTATTTACATTTCACAAGGAGATGATGAAATTCCAAGATTGCAAGTCATTGAAGGAGACCAAGCTACAGGAATTATAGATCCTATTACAAACTTATTGACAGAAGGTTATGCTATTTTAAATAAAGATGATGATGGGAATGCTACTTTAGAAGCTTATTTTATTCCAGGTAGAACTGATTATTATGTGGAAGGTAAATATGCTTATAGCTATCAAAATAAAGCACCTTATGCACTTTTAGTACCGATTATTTACAGACCGGATGCGAAAAGACCTTTTGGGCATAGCAGAATTACCAGAGCATGTATGTATTATCAAAGTTTTGCAAATAGAACATTTGAAAGAGCGGATATTACAGCAGAATTTTATTCTTTCCCTCAAAAATATGTAGTTGGATTGAGTAATGATGCTGAACCAATGGATAGTTGGAAAGCTACAATTTCAAGTATGTTACAGTTTACAAAAGATGAACAAGGAGAGAGCCCAAAGCTAGGGCAATTTACAACACCAAGTATGTCTCCATTTACAGAACAATTAAGAACTGCTGCAGCGGGATTCGCAGGAGAAACAGGATTAACGTTAGATGATTTAGGATTTGTAAGTGATAATCCTAGTTCAAGCGAGGCTATAAAAGCTAGCCATGAAACTTTAAGAATGTATGCCAGAAAGGCTCAAAAAACATTTGGAAGCGGATTTTTAAATGTTGGTTATCTAGCTTGTTGCTTAAGAGATGATTTTGCATATAGGAGAAATCATTTCTATAATTTGAAACCAAAATGGCAACCTGTATTTGAACCGGATGCTGCAACATTGTCAAATATTGGAGATGGTGCAATAAAAATCAATCAAGCAATACCAGGATTTTTTGATAGCAAAACATTATCTGACTTAACGGGAATTGAAGGGGCAAATAATGAGTAATATTAATAACATTGATGAAGTTATAGAAAATATAATAAATCATTTTGATGAAGGGTGGAAGCAAAGTAAAGAAATAAAAGCAGCTCTTAAAGTTTTAAAAGAAAATAAAGCAACTTTCAAAAATGCTAATGATTTAGCAAAAGAAGTTGGAAATATTTTATCTGAAGTTTTTAAAGATACTATAAAATCAGATATGATATATAATAAAAAAATGTATCAACAAATGGCAGAAAAGCTTGTAAATGCGAGTTTAAAAAAGGCTCACGAAGTTATCACAGACTATTCTACTAATGTTATGAAAAACTTGAATAAAACTTCAAAAATAAGCGGAGGAGTAATTACTCCAAATTTTAATCAAGATAAAGCTAATGGGATTATTACTAGATTAGTAAGAGATGATTATGACAAAATAAAATGGATATTAGATGAACCTGTAAAAACATTTTGTCAAAGTATTGTAGATGATACTGTAAAAGAAAATGTAAAATATCATGCGGAATTAGGTCTTAGACCTGTAGTAAGAAGAATATCAAGTGGAAAATGTTGTAAGTGGTGTGATAAGATATCAGGAAAATATAATTATCCTGATGTTCCAAAGGATGTGTATAGGAGACATAATCGTTGTAATTGCATTGTTGAATATTTTCCAGGAGATGGAAAGAAACAAGATGTATGGTCGAAAAAAATAACATTTGTAAATAAACCTAAAAAAAGATATAATAATGTTAAAACAGAAAAAAAAAGAAATGTTGAAAAACCTTCTTTAAGAATAAATTTGCGATTGTTTTCTGAAAAAGACATCAAAAATCAAACAATATCTCAATTAGAAAAGGGTATAAAGAATTTAGAAAAACAAGTTGAAGAACATAAAGAAAAAATAAAAAATCCTAAAAAATTTTATTCAGACTGGAATGAGGTTTCAATAGAAATTAGAAGAGGAAGAATAAAACACTGGAAAAAGGAAATATCAAATTTTGAAAAGTCTATTTATGAAAGAAAGAAAGAGATAAGGAGGAAAAATGAAAAATAATAATATAAGTTGGCAATTCAGTGAAGATACTTTGATAAGTATAATTGAAAGAATTGTTCAGAGAAAAACAGAATTAGACAAGGAATTAAATACAAAAACAGATTATAACATAGGTCTTTTAGATGGTTATGCACAATGTATAGATATGATAAAAAATGATTTAGAAGGCAGAGGGTTTAACATTGAAGATTTTGGTATCAAAAACAATTAAATAACATAGAAGCAACTGTAAAATCTTTATAGTTGCTTTTTTATTGTTAAAAAAGGACATAATAGATTGGCTAAGAAAAAAATAGGAAATCAAAAACCCACACAGTCTCTAATTTTATCAACAAAAAATAGCGATTACAAAAAAGCTATTGAACTTTATGAGAGAAGCGGAAGAAAATCTCAAAAATGGCAAAATAACTTATTAAAAGCAATTTTAGCAAAGAACAAAAAAGGTCTTTGGGTTCATACTAAATTTGGTTATTCTGTACCTCGTAGAAATGGAAAAAATGAAATTATAGCAATGAGAGAATTATATGGACTCGATGAAGGGGAACATATAAATCACACTGCTCACAGAACTACAACTTCTCATGCTGCTTGGGAGAGATTACTTAGAATAATATCTCAAGCAGGATTTAAAGAAGATATTGACTATACAAGTTTAAGGGCATCTGGTAGAGAAAGAATTGAATTTTTAAAAACAGGAGGAGTAATTGAATTTAGAACAAGAACTTCTACTGGAGGACTTGGAGAAGGTTTTGACCTTTTAGTAATTGATGAAGCTCAAGAATATACTGATGACCAACAAAGTGCTTTAAAATATGTTGTATCAGACAGCAAAAATCCGCAAACAATACTTTGTGGGACACCACCAACTCCCGTTAGTTCCGGAACAGTTTTTACTAATTTAAGAAAAAAAGCTTTAAATGGAGAGACTAAAAACACAGGTTGGGCGGAATGGTCTGTTGAAGAACAGTCTGATCTTTATAATAAAGAATTATGGTATTTAACGAATCCAAGTTTAGGAACAATTCTAACGGAAAGATCTATAGAAGATGAAATTGGAGATGATGAGGTAGATTTTAACATTCAAAGACTTGGACTTTGGATAAGATATAATCAAAAATCTGCAATTTCAAAAGTTGATTGGGATAATTTAATTGTTAATAAAATTCCTAAATTTAAGGGAAAATTATTTGTAGGAATAAAATATGGAGCGGATGGAACAAATGTTTCAATGAGTATTGCAGTTAAAACAGAAGATGAAAGAATATTTATAGAGAGCATTGATTGCCAGTCTATAAGGAATGGAAATACATGGATAATAAACTTTCTAAAAAAAGCAGATGTTGCAGATATTGTTGTAGACGGACAATCAGGGCAAAAAATACTTGCAGATGAAATGAAAGAGTTTAAAATAAAAGCACCAATTTTACCGACAGTTAAAGAAGTAATTGTTGCAAACTCCATGTGGGAGCAAGGAATATATCAAAATAGTATTTGTCATAACAATCAACCATCACTAACAAAAGTTGTAACTAACTGTGAAAAAAGATTAATTGGAAGCGGAGGAGGATTTGGATATAAATCACAATTTGAAGATAATGACATTTCTTTGATGGATAGTGCATTATTAGCACATTGGATATGCAGTATATCAAAACCCGCAAAAAAACAAAAAATAAGATATTAAAATTAAATAATTGATTATTAAAGACACTTTAAAAGGTGTCTTTTTTAATATAAAAATACAGAATCAAACTGGACAAATAGGAGGAAAAAGAATGAGTGAATTTAAAGCAATCACTACACAAGAAGAATTTGATGAAGCTATAAAAGAAAGACTTGCTAGACAAAAAGAATCAATTTTAAAGCAGTTTACTGATTATAGCGAAGTTAAAAACAAAAATGTTGATTTAGAAAAAGAATTGACAGAACTTAAGAAAAGTTTAGAAAGTTCAACATCAAGTAAAATAGAACTTGAAAAGCAAATTGAAGAATTGACAGGAAAAGTCAAAGCACATGATTTATCATCTCTTAAAATAAAGTATGCTCTTGAAAACGGCATACCTTATAATTTAGCCGGCAGAATTTCAGGAGATGATGAGGATAGTATAAAGGCAGATGCAGAAAGTTTATCAGACTTTTTCAAATCACAAACACCACCACCACCTTTAAAAAGCACAGAGACAAATGCAAAAGGAGAAGATGTGGCATATCAAAAAATATTAAAAGGATTAAAAGGAGAATAAAATTATGGCAGTATTATCAAAGGGTACATTGTTTGACCCAGAATTAGTAAAAGATTTAGTAAATAAAGTGCAAGGGAAGTCTTCACTTACAGTTTTAGCAAAACAAGTACCAGTATCATTCAATGGTAACAAAGAATTTACATTTACATTAGACAAAGATATTGATGTTGTTGCAGAAAATGGTAAAAAAACAGAAGGCGGAGTAACTGTTGAACCAATTATAATAAATCCAATCAAAATTGAATACGGAGCAAGAATTTCTGATGAATTTTTATATGCAGCAGATGAAGAAAAAATCAATATTTTAAAAGCTTTTAACGAAGGCTTTGCGAAGAAGGTTGCTAGAGGACTTGATATGATGGCAATGCATGGAATAAATCCAAGAACGAAACAAGCTTCTACAGTTATTGGAACTAATCATTTTGATAGTTTAGTTTCACAAAAAGTAACTTTTGTTAAAGCACAAGTTGAAGAAAATATCGAAGCTGCAGTTGGTCTTGTACAAGGCTCTAATGGAGTTGTAACAGGTATGGCAATGTCTCCAACTGTTTCATCTGAATTAGCAAAATTAAAAGTAAATGGTGTTAGACAATATCCTGAATTAGCTTGGGGAGCAAATCCTGGTTCAATAAATGGATTAGCGGTTGATATAAATACAACAGTATCAGAAGGTGTTGATAACAAAGAAAAAGCTATAGTAGGAGATTTTGCTAATATGTTTAAATGGGGTTATGCAAAAGAAATTCCACTTCAAGTAATTGAATATGGGGATCCCGATAATTCCGGAAAAGACTTAAAAGGATATAACCAAGTATACTTAAGAGCAGAAGCTTATATTGGTTGGGCAATTTTAGATGCTAAATCTTTTGCAAGAATTGTGGAGGCATAATATGATTTATAAAAATATTATTACAGGGGCTATCATTGATAGTCCTTGTCTAATTTCAGGAGATGATTGGGAAGAAGTTGAAGAAACTACTAAAGAAGTAGAAGTTGAAGAAGAGGAAGAAACTATAGAAGAAACAGAAGATACAGAAGAACCCAAAAAAGGAAAAAAATCAAATAAAAAGTAGGTGGCAAAAATGAGTAATTTTGCAACTATTGAAGATATAATTAGTCTGTTTAGAGAATTGAACAAAGAAGAAATAAAAAGAGCAACAGCATTACTACCAGTAGTATCTGATAGTTTAAGAGTTGAAGCAAAAAAGGTTGGGAAAGACCTTGATAAACTTGCAGAGGATAATTCTTTTTCTAATGTTTTAAAATCTGTTGTTGTTGATATTATATCCAGGACACTACTTACTAGCACAGAGAATGAACCAATGGTTCAAACTTCTGAAAGTGCTTTAGGTTATTCATTCAGTGGAACTTTTTTAAATCCGGGTGGAGGACTGTTTATAAAAAATAGTGAATTATCAAGACTTGGGCTTAAAAAGCAAAGATATGGAGTGATTAATTTCTATGAGTAGGTTAAAAGGTAAAACAATCATTTTGATTAACAAAATAAAAGTAGGAGAAGATCCTTTTGGAAATTCAATTTTTGCAGACAAAGAAATAAAAGTTGATAATGTGCTTATAGGTCAGCCAACTACAGAAGATATAACAAACTCTTTAAGTTTATATGGAAAAAAAATAGAATACACTCTTGCAATTCCAAAGGGAGATGAAAATATCTGGGAAAATCAAGAAGTTATATTTTTTAATAAGAAATATAAAGTTTTTGGGGGAGTTATAGAAGGAATAGAAGATATGATTCCTTTAAGTTGGCATAAGAAAGTTATGGTGGAACGATATGCTTAAAAATTTCAAGATAAATAAGCAAGGAGTTAGTGAACTTATGAAGTCAACTCCAATGCAATCAGTGTTAAGTGAAAAAGCAAAAGCAATTGCTGCAAGGTGTGGTTCCGGGTATGAAACAGATATATACATTGGAAAAACAAGAGCAAATGCTTCTGTTGGAGCGAAGACAAAAAAAGCTAAAAGAGACAACTATAAGAATAACACATTATTAAAATCGGTTAGATAATATGATTGAAATAGTAATAAGAGAATTTTTAAAAAATAATTTAAAAGTTGATGTTTTTTTAGAACATCAAGAAAATGAGCCTGAAAGTTTTGTAATTTTTGAAAAAACTTCAAGTTCGAAAAATAATCATTTAAAATCAACAACCTTTGCTTTTCAAAGTTATGCAAAAAGCTTATATAAAGCTTGTGAACTAAATGAAAAGTTAAAAGAAGCAGTTGAAAAAATGATAAATTTAGATGAGATAGCATCAGTAAAGCTTAATAGCGATTATAACTTTACAGATGAAGAAACTAAACAATACAGATATCAAGCAGTTTTTGATATCAAACATTATTAAAAAGGAGAAAAAAATGGCAAAGACAGAAAATGTAACTTATGGGAAACCTAAAGTAGGCGGAGCAGTAAGTGTTGCACCGCTTGGAACAGTATTACCAACAGATGCAAAAACTGCACTCAATGAGGCTTTTAAAAATTTAGGTTATATTTCAGAAGATGGGTTAAATAATGAAAATAGTCCAGAATCTGAAAAAATTAAGGCTTGGGGTGGAGAGGTAGTTTTAGCAACTCAAACAGAAAAACCAGATACATTTACTTATAAATTAATTGAATCACTAAACATAGATGTTTTAAAAGAAGTATATGGAGACAAAAATGTAACTGGCACTTTAGAAACAGGAATTACTATTGAAGCAACAAGTGATCCTGCAGAACCACATGTCATAGTTATAGAAATGATATTAAAAGGTGGAATAATAAAAAGAATTGTAATTCCGAACGGAATAATTACTGAAATTGGAGAAATAAATTATACAGACGAAGAAGCAATAGGTTATGAAGTAACAATTGAAGCACTTTCAACTGAGGGAAATAAAACTCATACTGAATATATTGTAAAAGGAGCATAATAATGATAAAAGGGATTACTAAAACAGGCTTTAGATTTGAAATTTCAGATAAAGCATTAGATGATTATGAGCTATTAGAATTAATGGCTGAGGTGGATTCTAATCCTCTTTTGGTTCCTAAAGTTTATGAAAAACTTTTAGGAAAAAAACAAAAAGAAAACTTAATAGAATTTTTAAAGAAAAAAGATGGATATGCTTCTACTGAAAAGATGAGTAAAATTTTAGAAGAAATTTTAAAAAGCAATCAAAAAGTAAAAAACTAGTATTCCTTGCTGGAGTTATAAAAGAATATGAGGATTTTATAATTTGTGATCTTGCTGAAACATATAACATAATAGACTACAAGAAATTGCCACTATCAACAGTGGCAATTTTAGTTTATGGGCTTCGTGAAAATTCAAGATTAAAAATGAAAATTCTTAATTCAAAAATGGAAACTAAAAACTATTTATTAGCAGGAATTTTAGATAGATTAACACTTTTAGTGTATGCAAATACTAAGGATGCACAAAAGGGAAGGAATAAACCTAAAATGTTATTAGATACAATTGAAAAATCTAAAGACAATGTAAGTAGTTTTACTTCCGGTGAGGATTTTGAAAAAGCAAAAGCAAAAATACTAAAAAATATAAAAGAAAAGGAGAGTGATAATAATGAGTGATATTGGTAAAGCCTACGTCCAAATTGTTCCGTCTGCAAAAGGGCTTGAAGGAGCAATTAGTGGGCAATTAGACGGAGAAGCTTCTAAAGCTGGACAAAGTGCAGGTTCAAGTATAGTTTCTACGTTGAAAAAAGTCTTTATTGCAGCAGGAATTGGAAAAGCTCTATTATCAACTCTTACAGAAGGTGGAAAACTTCAACAATCTTTGGGAGGTATTGAAACGCTTTTCAAAGATAATGCAGATAGAGTAAAAGGATATGCAAAAGAAGCATATAGAACAACAGGGCTTTCAGCTAATGCTTATATGGAAAATGTAACAGGTTTTTCAGCTAGTCTTTTACAATCTCTAGGTGGAGATACAAAAAAGGCTGCAGAAACTGCAAATATGGCAATGATAGATATGGCAGATAATAGTAATAAAATGGGTACTTCAATGGAAGCAATTCAAAATGCTTATCAAGGCTTTGCTAAACAAAACTATACAATGCTCGATAACTTAAAATTAGGTTATGGTGGAACTAAGAAAGAAATGGAAAGACTTTTAGCAGATGCTCAAAAGATAACAGGTGTTAAATATGATATAAACAACCTAAATGATGTTTACGAAGCGATTCACGTTATACAAGGTGAATTAGACATTACAGGAACAACTGCAAAAGAAGCATCAACAACTCTTAGCGGTTCTTTTAATGCTATGAAAGCATCCTTCCAGGATGTTTTAGGTGCTTTAGCTTTAGGAGAAGGATTAAGACCAGCATTAGAAGGTTTAGCAAGTACTGTCAGTACTTTTCTATTTGGAAACTTATTTCCAATGATAGGAAATATTTTAGCACAATTACCAGGACTCTTAATAACTTTTATTCAAGTAGCTTTACCACAATTTATACAAATGGGAACAAATATGGTTAATTCATTAATTAGTGGTTTTGACTTTGGTATGGAAGGATTTTGGGCTAATTTTAGCGAAATGATAAATGTACTTTTAACAGATTATTTACCACAGTTTTTAGAAACCGGTGTAAGTCTTATAACAGAACTTACAAATGGACTTATAAGTGCTTTGCCAAATGTTATAACCGGAATGGGAGAAATACTTGATACAATGCTTGTGATTTGTTTTGATGCACTTCCAAAGATATTACAAGCAGGGTATGATATAATAAAAAATTTAGCGTTGGGAATTTGGAATAACCTTCCGGCTATAACAAAGAGTATAGTAGATGTTCTTGATAAACTTTTAAGAACAATACTTGATAATTTGCCTCAATTTTTAGAAAAAGGGATTGAATTAATTGGAAGAATGGCTATGGGTATTTGGAATAATCTTCCACAGATTATTTCAACTCTAACTAATTTACTAATAGCTTTAATTAGAAAAATAGGAGAATATTTGCCCCAATTTCTACAAAAAGGGGTAGAGTTAATTGGTAAAATGCTTGCCGGTATAGTTCAAAAAGCTCCAGAATTAATTGCAAAACTTCCGGCAATAATAGTACAAATTTTAGCATCTATTGGAAGATTTACAGCAGAGTTTGTATCTATGGGGGGACAACTTCTAATGGGTCTTGCAAGAGGTATTGCAGGAGCCGTTAAAAATGTAATATCTTCTGCAATAGATGCTTGTAAAAGTGTTGTAAATAAAGTTAAAAGTTTTTTTGGTATTCACTCTCCATCAAGAGTTTTTGCAGAAATAGGAGAATTCTTAAACTTAGGACTTGCTGAAGGTATAGAAGACAATATTAAACCTGTTCAAAATGCAATGGAAGAAGTAGCAAAAGAAACTCAAAGAAGTTTCACAAGTGAATTGAATCATAATATAATTAGCACAAACCCACAATCAATGTTCGAAAAAACAAACGGAGAAAATGCTTTAATAACAAATTCAGATAGAGACAATAAAACTCCTATTGAGTTAATATTGCACTTAGGAAATAATGTTTTTAAAACTTTTGTTGAAGATATAACAAATTTACAAGATGAGAAACTTGAACTTGAATTAGCATATTAGGAGGTAGTATGGGATATAAATTAATATTTAATAATATAAACTTAGATGATACAATAGCAGACTATACTACAATTGATGTTAAAGGAAGAGGACTTTTTGTAAGGAATATCAATTTAATATCAATCTCTGGAAGAGATGGAGAATATATAACAGAAAGCAAATATCCTGGAAGAAAAGTAATAGTTGATTTTCTTATAAACTCTAAAAATCATTTAGAATATTTTAAAACAATGCAAAAGTTAAATAATAGCATAAATTCTGATAAAGATGTTATTTTTAAAGTAACAGATGAAGAGGGATATAGACTAGGTAGAGTTACAGAAGTTACAGATCCTGCACTTAATAAAGGTGTAGGGTCTTTTACTATATTCTGTCAGAACCCTTTTGTTTTTGGCGATAAATTAACAGTAGATAAGACTATAAAATCAAAATATAGTCTTGATGTTAAGATAGAAAATATAACTGCAAAAATAACAAATGGAACAAATAAAGTTATTTTAAGAAATGAAACTAAAGGAACAAAAATTATTCTAAATGGAAATTTTACTAAGGATGATATTTTAGAAATATCAAAAGAAAAAATTCTTTTGAATAGAAAAGACATTAAATCATATTTAGACTTTGTAGAAAGCGATTATCACGATTTTAAACTTTTTGATAATAATGTTGTAACAATAACAAATGCAACTAACTTAAAAATAGAGTACAGGGATAGGTGGTATTAATGAAATCAGGAATATTTTTATTTAATAATAAACAAGAATTAATAGACACTATTTCTCCGGAAGACTTAACAGAAAACACCCAAGAAATTGAATTAAATGGACTTATAACAGCTACTGCGACTACAAAATATAATAAGGAAATTGAAAAAGCAGAATATTTTGGAGTAAAAGAACTAAATAATTTTTGGCTTTATAAAATCAGAAAAAATATTAAAGAAAATGGAATGATAACTCTACAAGGTGTTCATATATTCTTTGATGATCTAAAAGGTCAAGTCTTAAGAGATATAAGACCTACAAAGGTTACTGCTGCAGATGCATTTAATAAAATTTTAGAAAATAGCACTTGGAAGGTTGGAGTTAGTAAAGCAACAACAACTTCAAGTGCTAATTTTTATTATAAATCTGTACTATCTTCTTTTTCAGAAGCATTAAAAAAATGGAATTGTGAATTTATACCGAATATAGAATTTAAAGATGGGAAAATCACTTCAAAGACTATAAATCTATATGACAAAATATCAAATGACAGCGGAAAATGGTTTGAATATGGAGATGAACTTTTAACGGTTGTTGCTGAAACTGATAAAGATATTTATACAGCTTTTATAGGGCTTGGAAAAGGAGAACAAACAGAAAAAGGCGGATATGGAAGAAAAATAAAATTTGATTCTGTTATTTGGGAAAAAGCAAAAGGAAAACCGGTTGATAAACCGATCGGTCAGGATTTTGTCGAAATAAAAGAAGCTACTAAACTTTGGGGCTATCCTGATGGAACAGCAAAAGTTGGTATTGTAGAGTTTTCTGATGTAGAAGATAGAGAAGAACTGTTAAATAAAACTTATCTATATGCAAAAGAAAACTGCAGACCTAAATTGCAGCTAAAATCAACAGTTATATCTCAAGGACTCGTTGAAATCGGAGAAACGTGTACAATTATTAGAAATGATCTAAACATTAGATATAAAACAAGAATTTTTAAAATTAAAAAGAATTTTTTAAACTCAGATTTAATTAGTTTTGAGTTTGGAGACAAGGTTGTTTTATCGGCATCAGATAGAATAAAAAACGATAACGAAAAAGAAGAAAAAAAACAACAGGAATTAGAAAGCAGAATGGAAAGCTTTCTAAAAAATATTACAAATTTCTATTTCAATGAAGACGGATACAACTATGAACTAAAAGCAAATAATGAATATAAATTACCTGCAGGTTACTATTCATTTGACAAACCCATTGAAGAAAATCCAACTAAAGTTGTTTATATGGGGGCAGGTAAGATATTAATAGCAGATAGCAAAAACCCTAATGGCGAGTGGAAATGGAGAACAGCTATAACTCCACAAGGAATAGCAGGAGAAGAGATAGTTGCAAACTCTATTACTGCAAATAAACTCTCCGCAGATGTAGGTCAGAGTTTAGACCTGTCAAGCAATGAAAGTATAAATAATGTTGTAAAAAAATCTGTAACAAGCGAGGTATCAAAAGTAAAGGTTGGGGCAAGAAACTTGCTACCAAACAGCTATTTTTTTGATAAATCAAAATGGCATACTTTTGGAGCAAAAAGTATAGAGTACAGTAAACTCAATGAAATAGAAAATTGGGAAGATTCTGAAAGTATAAAATTTGTTGAAAGAAATACAGATGTAAATAGCAACATACTAGCTTTTTATCTTTTTGACAATTTAAAATTACAAAATAAAGACTATGTTTTTAGCTTTGATTGTATAAACTTTTCAAATTTTGATTTAAAATTATTCTTAAATGAATATACTGCAGAAGTAAAAGAAACAGTAAAAAGTAAAGAGCAAAAAAGAGTTGTTTTAAAAGCTAAAGATGTAAAAAAACTTCTTGTTGAAGTTTTAGAAAATAATCAAGAGCCAATTTTTTCTATAAAAAAATTAAAGATTGAAGAGGGAACAATTGCAACAACATGGGTTCCTGCTCTTGAAGATACAGAAAAGGAAAATGAAAAATTAAAACAAGAAATTTTAAATCTAACTACTACTAATTCAGAATTAGCAAAGCAACTTAATAATTTAGAACTTAACAATCTAAAATTAAAAGAATTCATAAAATCAAGTATAAAGCAAACTAAAGACTCTATAACTTTTGATTTTGAAAAGTTTAAACAACTTTATCAGAATGATAAAAGTGTTTTTGAAGGAAAATTTGATGATATATCAAGCTATATAAGGTTTGATATAGATGGTATGGAAATGGGAAAAAAGGATGGAGAATTTAAAATGAGATTATCTCCAAAAAAGCAATCTTTCTTTATGAAAGAAAAAGAGGTTGCATACTTTTCTAATGAGGAATTATATATTACAGATGCAAGGATTTTAAGAAGTATTAGAATAGGAAACTTTGCTTTTGTTCCTCGTGAAAACGGAAACCTCTCTTTTAGAAAGGTTGGTGATGATTAATGGCTTTATCTGGAAGCTTTTCAGGAAGTTATAAAGGTTATACTCTTAGAACAGAATGGGAAGCTATGCAAAACACAAACGAGAATTATAGTGATTTAGAAATAACACTACATTTAGATTGTCAGAGCGGATATAATCTATATATAGGTCAAAGAACACATACTGTAAATATTGATGGTACTGACTACAGTGTTACGTCATCAAGTATAAGTACAAGTGGTGGCAGTTCGATTACTCTTGGTAGCATAAGTAAAAGATTATATCACAATAATGATGGTACGCTTGATGTATGGATATCTAGTTATTGTAATTTAAGTGCCAGGATAAGAGGAACTTATGTAAGTGGATTTAGTGGGGGTTCTGATACTATAACTCTTGATAAAATACCTCGAATGTCAACTATAAGTGATAACATGAAAGGCTCAAGAGTTTTAGGCACAGAGCATACAATTCATATTGAAAAGCAACTTTCAGGGAATGTAACCCATGACGTGTGGTATGTAATTCGTGGAGATAAAGGAAGTAGTCAATGGCATTATATTGCACAAAAAACAAGCGACTTAGACTTAACTTTTACACCAACTGAAGAGCATGTAGACTTACAGCCAAACAGTTCAACAATATTTATGGATATAGGGTGTAAAACTTACAAAGACGGAGAGCTAGTCGGGGAAACCACTTACAATTCAGGATGGTTTATGAAAGTCCCATCAAAGTATTGTCCTGATATTTTAAATATAGATATTTCAGATAGCAATTCAAAATCAAAAGCATTAGGAGTTTATGTACAAAATCATTCAAAATTAAAAGTTGTAACAAATGCAAAAGGACTCGCAGGTGCTACTATTAGAGATATTACAGTAATAGTTGATAAAAACACTTACAATGGAAGCAATATAACAACAAAAGAAATTACTCAAAGTGGTAATATTGAAATAGTTATAAGTATTACAGACAGCAGAGGAAAGACAGAAATTCGAAAAAGAACTATCAAAGTTGAACCTTATGAGTTACCTAAAATTATTAATTTTTCAGCGGATAGAATAGAAACTGATGAAAAAGTTGTAAAATTGATTTATAACTTCAAAATGTCAAGTATTGCAAACAAAAACACTTGTAATTGGAAAATAGAAAGAAGACCACGAGGGACTTCAACTTGGACAAATATTGTATCAGGAAATGAAAAAAGTTTAAATACAAATACTTTAACATATAATATTTCAACAGACAGAGAGTACGAATTTAGGTTAAGTATATCTGATTTTAATAGTTCAAACGAAAGTACAACATATGTATATACGATTTTTGTAATTTTAGATTTTCACGAATCAGGAACGGGTATCGCGGTCGGTAAAAGTTCTACAAAATCCAATTTTTTTGAAAATGATATAAAAATGGGGTTTAATAAAGGAATAGAATTAGAAGGTTGTACTAAATTACATCTTTTTAACGAGACTAAACCTTATGATCATGAAAACGAATTGGAATATTTCAAAGATCCTTTCGGAATAGTACACCTACAAGGAATCGCAAAAGGAACAACTTCTGAATGGTTTGCAAGAATTACAAGAGAAGATTGCAAACCAAAGGCGGACGAAATAAGATTTGTACCGTGTACAGGTTTTAAAAGTGCAACTTTAAGAATAAGAAAAGATGGAAACATTTTAATTGAAAATCGTTCAGAAATAGAAACCAATTGGATTTCAATTGGTGGAATAAGCTTCAAAGCAAAGGAGTAAAAGAATGGCAGAAAAAGAAAAAGAAATAGCAGAAGTAGTTATCAAAGTAACTACTGTAAATGGAAAAGAACGTTACGAAGTAATTGCAAGACGCTCTAACTACGTTGAAATTACTAGCCCGGATAATTCAACAATTCAAAAAGAGCTTGAAAAAGTAGTTGGACTATGTAAAGTCTTAAAGACACCTGATGAAAAATTAGAACAGCAAACGGAAAGACTTTTAGAGTTTGTAATCAAGAATTCAACCGATGAGCAAAAAGCAAAAAATCCTGAATTTTTTAGAGACTGGAAAGAGGGCTTACCTTTTACAAAGGGCGAATATGTCAATTATGCAGGACTTGTATTTTATTGCAAAGAAACTCATACAGCAAAATATAGCAATATGCCTTTAGTTGATTTCGACTTTTGGAAACAAGTTACAGTTGAAAAGCAACCCGAAAAGAAAATCAATCCTGAATGGGAACAAAATTTCAAAAATGCACAAAATTATTATAGAGATTTAAGCTATAACAAAAATGATTATGTAATTTATTACAATGAATTATACAAAGCTGTAAAAGATGTTAAAAATGGAGAGCAACCTCACGAAAAATCTTCTTATTGGGAGCATATACCTAAAAAAATAGTATAGATAAATAAAAAACAGAAAGGATGATAAAAATGATGATAGAATTTTTAAGAAATTTATTACAAACAGAAGATACAAAGATACTTTTTATATTAGCACTAATTGCAATTTCAATGATACTTGATTTTGCGACAGGAACAATTGCAGCTAAAATTAATAATAATATAAAATTTGAAAGTCAAAAAGGAATAAATGGAATTTTAAGAAAGATTTGCAGTATGATTGTGATGATTTTTTTCATTCCACTGTCAGTATTAGTTCCGGAGGGAATAGGAACAACTTTAGTATATGTTCTATACTTAGGATATTTAGTGATGGAAGTAACATCAGTTTTAGAAAACTTAAAAAAAATGGGAATTGACACAAGTTTATTTACAAACTTTTTAAAAAACATTGAAAAAAGTAAAAAATAAGGAGTAAAATTATGAAAATAGAAAGACTTATAGTACCTGATTCAGTATCAAATAGAGTCAGTTTTGGAAGAGGTAATCCTCGAAACTATTTGACTATACATCAAACAGGAAATACAGATGAAGGATCTAATGCTATGGCTCATCATAGGTTACAAGCTAGAAGTGGTGTAGACTATGGTTGGCATTGGCAAGTTGATGATGAAATGGCAATTCAAACCCATGACCATAGCTTTAAGATATGGCATGCAGGAGACGGGCGAGGAAAAGGAAACACAGAAAGCATAAGCATAGAAATTTGTGTAAATTCAGATGGAAATTACAAGAAATCAGTCGAAAACGGAGCAAAACTTGCAGCAATGATTTTAAAAGAAGAAAATATAAACATCAGTAATATGGTTCAGCACAATTATTGGAGTGGGAAAGACTGTCCACATGAAATCCGTTATGGAAAGGACGGGATTACATGGACTGATTTTGTGAATAAAGTTAAAAACTATTTAGAAGATAATGAAGAAGTTAAGGAGGAATATATGGAAAGAATTCAGGAAAGATATATGATAAACGGAAACTACTCTATAGACAGCTTACCTTGGTGGTGTGATGATAAAAAAAATGTTGGAACAACTGCTGACTATCAAGGTTATGTAGTAACTGTAAGCAGAAAATGGGGAAATTACTGGTATTCTCAATTTTTAGGTGGTTGGATAGACCACAGGGCTTTTGAAGAAGTTGAAACAATATCAGAAGAAAAAACGATAAAAAATGTAGGTTACAGCATAGACACTAAACCTTGGGGAATGGAAGGTTTTGAAATGGTTGGAAAATCAGGAGACTTGATTGGACAAACTTTTAAGATAACAGCAAGGAAAGGAGCTTATTTATATATCCATAATAAAGCAAAATGGATAGATGAAAAAGCTTTTGAGTAAATTTAAAGGGAGCTTAATTGCTCCCTTTTTTTTATTATTATATTCTTTCTACATAAATTACTATTTCTTTATCATCTTTATTAATAAAACGTAACAGAGCTATATTATTCTTGGTTTTTTCTAAAGAAAATTTAAACATATTTTCAATATCTTCAAATTTAACCTCAAGAAAATCACAATCTTCATGTAAAAGAATGTTTAAAACTTCATCAAAAGAATAAACATATCTACTATTCCTTGATGGAATTTTACAATAATTATATCCTCCATTAGCATGAAACTTTATAAATGCGTCATTTAAAATTTCAACAGTGTTTAATAAATTAGAATTATCAGGACCAAATACGGTATCTAAATATTTAACTTCAATTTCTTCACTTATTAAATGGAATATATCATTTTTTGTTAAAACAATATCATTTACACTTAAATGGTCTTGAGATACTACATATGATGTATCACTATACATTTTATTTGGTAAAATTGAATAGTATTTATATGGGAATGATGTTTTATTTGCCTTACTAATTATATCATCATCTTTAAGAAAACATTCTTCAAATTCTAAAGTTTCAATTTTATCCTTTTTTATCAATTTCAAATATAAATGATTTTTCTTTAAAGATGTATATGGATTTAAAAATATTTTATGTTTTTTAAAAATATTTTGTGACTTAGATTTAAAATAAATTTTAGGACTTTTATTTTCTGTTTTTGTATATTCATTAATGTTTTCTAATATATAATCCATAAAATTAGAATCCACTATTTTATCATTTTTTTTCATTTCTACATCAAAGTCTTCAATATCCAAATTATGTTGTTCTTTATCAGAGCTCACATCTACTTTAAAGAAAGACCCTTGAACAAATGCGTGGGCTTGCAGATGATATAATTTTACATCATCTGGATATACATATGTTATTCTGGCTAAAGAATATATTCTATCATCATTAATCATATCTTGAACCAAAACATATTCACCATTTCGTGGTTCTCCAAATGGATAAATAAAAATATAATTTTTATACTTATTCTTTCCACTTGTAAATGATACATCTACTAATTTTAATTTTTCAATTTCTAAATCAATACTTGTTATAATTCTTTCTTTCATTTTTTCAATCTCCTTTAAATTTATTTTTTTATT